TTTTCGGCCCGACATATTTACCTCGAGGTTGAGCTTTGAGATCCATTATAGCGTTCAAGTAATCTTTTGCAAGAAAGACTCTAACCACTCTGACTTAGCCTGTATTTCAGACTCAGTGAAGCTCTTTTCAGACCGCAATTCTCGATAACGGGCTTTAATTCCCTTCTTCGCTTCCTGCAAGAGAGGGTCGTTATCGCCGTCGAAAGGGTGAGCCAACAGGACTTTCACGATAAACTCTGAGAGGAGCGGTATTTGATCGTTCATGGGGCCTTTGGCACGTCTATGGGCATTACTTTAATGTCTATTCCTTCGTGTTTCTTAATAACTGTCTCCGTCATCGACTCAAGTTCATTAGTTGCAGCTTTGAAGCATGCATTAAGAGCGAATCCAACGAAGAATACCGATATAGGCCAAGCGTAATATCTCATTTCTTATCCTCAAAGGGCGTTTTAGGCCTCTCCCAGCAACGAAAGGGACACTTATCTTCGGCTCGTGGGTCATTAGGATCTACGCTACAACCTCCGTTAAGCCAAAGGTTGCAATCTTTGCAATACCCAGAGTCCCAATCGACGGCATATAGAGAGCTTTTTTTCCCGCATTGAGGGCATAGGGAAGGCTCTATATCATTCCATGTTCTCAATCCATTCACTAACATAGTCACTGTCCTTACTGTTGCTGCCCACCACTTTGGCTCATAGATGCTAGCATTTGGGCGACAAAATCGTTAGCCAAAGATTCTTTTTGAGCGTCGCGTTTGGCTATATCTTCTTCTGTCTGGTTGTCACCTTCAAGAGTTTTGAGGTCATTTTGCTTCAAATGCGCTTCCATTTCCCCATATTTACTCGTAACTTCTACTATTTTAGCAAGCGCTTCCGCCTTAGCCTTAGTAGCTAATGCGTGATTCTTCGTAACTTCAGCTAATCTTTCCTCGTAAAGACCGAGGTCGGATTGAGCCCTTCCATGCCTTTCGCGTGCGGTCGCAATGTTCGATACCGCTTTGGAATACAGCTCTTTAACTTTGGCCTCTTCAAGCACACTCGCGACATTCTGCGCATGCTCCGCTTGAGCTGATTGCTGTTGTTCTTGCTGCGCCAGGATCTGAGTGAGCTCGTCTTTTCCTTGGATAACAGCGCGTTTCGCAATCTCTGATGGGGGGATGATCCCTCCGAGAGAAGCATTGAGGTCCATCCACTGCATAAACTCTTGGTTCTTCTGCGTCGCAGTATTTAGCCCTTCAGCTACAACCACTTGGTATTTAGCGAAGATACGCGAGTAGAAGTGAGGACTTGGATCTTCGCCGAGGAGCAATCCCACTTTAGCAGCGTTCCAGTTGTTGAGGATGATGCTGAGCAATTTGCCACCTAGAAGCTTTAGAGAGTAGTCCCACTGGTCAAAGTACTTCTGTAAGACCATGAGGTTCGCTCCCTGCTTTAAAAGCACGGTAAGTCCAGAGACTTGCTTATCGTCTTGCGCAGACCAGTTCTCTACGTTCACGCCGCTCGTAGCATAGATCAAACTCATAAGCTGATCGGCAAGAGCCATGTCGGAAGGCGGTACGGCATTGGGAATGATCTTCTCAACGTCGGTCATTTCATAGCCTTCGTTGACCAGAACATCCCAGCCTTGGCCAGACTTCTTCAGGTTGTCTTCGTTGGCCACAGCCCCGACTTTGCGCTTCCATCCGGTATTGATCGAACTCTCTGATATATCGTGGTTCAGAAGGACTCGGCGTGAAAAAAGCCACTGCGCTGAGCGCATTGGGCGCACGAGTGAGCGGACGCGGTCATTAAAATAATTTATGTGCGGGTCATAATTCCAAAAAACAGGAATAAAAGGGCAATCATCAAAATGTAGAGGGTTATCACCTTGAAACATAAGCTGGTCATTGAGTACCGTCGCAAGTTTCCAAGTGGGCACTTCAACTTCGACCACTTGTAGATCTGGAATATTATAAAGGATCTCATCTAACTGTTCCTGGCCTCCGCCAAAGTCAAAGAACTGATTCCTTGCTGGGCTATAAAGGCGCTTCTTTTTACGCTTCCATCTATACCACACATAAGAAAGAACCATTAAATCATTTCTTGCCATGTTATAATTTTCTGGAAGAAAATAAAAACTACCATATCTCTGAGGCGTTCCAGACATTGGAGCAATGCTTCCGATACTATCAGGGAACCGGGCTTCAGCTTCGTGCTTGGAGATGTACTCCTGGGTCCATATAAATTCGGCTTGATTGATATCAGATCTCCAATATGGGTCCATCAAGAAGCTGTTGTATTCCCAGATCTTTAATTTAAGAGATCCCTGAGCAGGATCATCACCTGTATAGTCCAAGTAGGGTTGGAGTAGAACCATTCCACTAATTGCAGCGAGTTCACAAGCTTTAGAAAACTGCTCATTTATCCCCTCCACATTGGCTACGTGATCGACAATTCGAGTGTACTGGTCTGTAGTATGAGGGTCCGCGCCTTCAGTAGGAATGTAGTTAATCGACTTGCGGTGTTGGCGCTGAAATCCACCGACCATATTTATGGGCTGTTGTATTATATTGAAATTAAAACGACTGGAATTGTTATTAGTTCCGGTTAACCCAAAGTGTTTGTTAACAAAGTCTTGAGAACCTGCGTAAAAGAGAGTGTCCACATTGCTTTCGTTCCATCGACTTTGCTCGATTGGCTGGAACTTACTATAGAGGTTGTCAAGCCATTGTCGGACATTTGTTTGATTCGGCTCATTGGAATTTTGCCATGGAGGCATGTAGAAGCTGATATGTCACCTCTTGTTGAGACGAAGATATCAACTAAAATTTTATTATGGAAGGAACTACTTGTTGGAGTTGATCTTGACAGTCGGCCATTTAGGTTCTTCATCTTTAGGCTTAGGCTTAGGCTTTCCCGCAAGCGATTCGAATACATCTTTGAGAGGACCTTTCTTGAGATCGCCGAATAGGTCGTTAACGTCTTTCATCTTCTTCACCTTTGTGCACAATATTCCAAGCCAGCATAAATGCCACCCTAGCCTCATCATCCAAAGTAAGCGCCCAGTGAGCTACTTTTGCCTCTTCCGGCCGGTCTTTAATCAGATCGACTGCTTCTTGAACGAGTTGAATCATTTAGGTGGTTCGGGTAAAGGCATCCAGTGAGTTATTTTTATTTGGTGATAGGAATCATCCCACTGACCTGGAAGAACTCCTCTAGATTGTCCACCGCAATAGTTACAAGACTCCCATCCTCCCGCTACGCAATAATCCCCATCATTTTTGAATGAATGTATTCCTTCCTTGGGACAATATCCAAGAAATAATTTAGAATCTGGGAATCGATCCTCGACGCTAATCCATTCACTCATTTCTGCGAAGCCTCCAAATCAATCCAGTCCCAGTCGGTAAACTCCTTGAAGATATCCTTCCAGCAGGGAAGCCTCTCCGTATCTATAGTTATGATAGCCACGGAGTCTAGTAAAGTCTCGCGCGTCATGCGCCGATGAGCGGGCTTCTTGGCCATCATTCCCTCCAAGATAGTTGGAACGCTCTCCAAGTCATCCAGAATCCATTTGCTTGGAGGAAGTCGATAGAGGGTGCGGACGTAGTATTTGATCATTTATTCCTCTAAAAATTCCCCAGCGTGATTTCGATAAAACTTTGTGAGGTTTATGCTCGCTGGGGCGCTAATTTAAATCTTCGTCTCTTTCCTGTCTTTTTGTCGATCGTTATGAGCTCTTCGGATTTCGGAGGATATTTTTCTGCCACTGAAAATGAGACTTTGATGCCTTCTTTGCATAGGTTATCAATCTTTACGTATAGGGCATCTAGACGACCTTCAATTCCGTCCATTCGCTTTTGAATCTCTTCTACCTTCCAGGTGATTGAATTGATGCTCATAAATGTGTCGATTAGAGCTTTCAGGTTCATCTTATCCGAGTAAATATCGAGTGCCGCGACAAACTCCTCGATAGATTTAATAATCTGTCTATCGTCAATCTTCAAAGGAGAACTGAATTGAGTAATGAAGTTTTGAAGAATCCTGTCGGGGCCAATCAATTTACTAAGGCACTGAATAGGATGAATCAAATTGATCACATGAGTTTCAAGGTCCCCTATCTTTCGATAAATTTCGTTGAACTGAGCTGCTTTTTCGTCTTTTTTCGCTTCTTCTGTCATCTAAACCCAAAATCTGATGTTCGTTTAAAATCGGTAATCCCCTGAGGTCCCTTAGGGCCCCCACCCAAGGTCTTTCCGTCGGTATTCCCATTGTCGCCCCAACCTAGGTTCTTTTTGTGCCCGAAGGCTGTATAGAGGCAGTACCTAAGTCCATCGACCGCATGATCGTTCTTCTTGACAGGCTCCTCAATTCCTCTTTCAGCCTTAGCGCTGTCCCATACATATGATTCGATCTCTCCAATGAGATTGGGACAACACTCCACCACTTTAAGCTCATGATTAGAAATGAGGTTAGCAACAAACGTAATGCCAGGGAAGACGTCGTTCTTCGCTTGTATAACGCGCATTCCTCTCCTCTTGAGCTCCACCTCAAAGGACTCCGCAGATGGGTCAAGGTAGATTCCTCTAACATTATATCCCTCGATAAACTGTTGCAAATCATCCGCAAGCTCCGAGTTTAGTTTCTGTCTGTAGGTTTTCTTGCTATCCCAGTAAAACTCTTTTTCCACCCAAAAGTGAGGACTATGGGTATTGTTATGACCCACAAGCACAGCCGCAAAGGCATTGTGTATTCCGTAATCAACGCCAACAAAAAAGTTATCGGCATAATGTGGAGCGCGATCCAAGACGTGCGAATCGCGGCTAAAATCACTA